AAAAATCTTCAAGCCTATTCGGTTGTGATCAAGACCCTAAGTGCCGTTCTTACGAAGAATACCATTGAAGAAGATGATGCCTTCGATACTTTCCTCAATGAAACTGATGAGCTTGAATGACCTATCTTGAAGAATATGTTCAGGCGATTCAGCAAGGTGATCAGCTCGTGGGCCAGGAATTACTTACTGTCCTCGAGAAACTGACTCAAGAAACGCAAGATCCGCGATATCGGTATGAACCCCAACGGGCTAAGAAACGAATCGCCTTCATTGAACGTTTCTGTAAGCACACTAAGTCGCCATTTCATGGTAAACCTTTCAACCTAGAACTCTGGGAGAAAGCCTTCATCGAAGTCATCTACTCTTTCATCCGTGTCTCGACCAACAAGCGTCGTTTCAAACGAGTCATCCTTCTCATTAGCCGCAAGAACGGGAAATCAACCCTGACTGCGGCTTTGGCATTCACAGAGCTCATGATGGGAAGTGGTGGTTCGGACATTGTCTGTTCCTCCAATGACGATGCGCAAGCGTCGATTATCTTCCTGGAGATCGGTGCGATGCGTGAAATGTTTGATCCCAATGACAAACGAACGCATAAGAACTTGCGCTGGATCCTCAACAAGAAGAACAAAAGTAAAGTGTTTAAACTGTCTGAGAAGACTCACAACAAAGAAGGCTACAACATCGAGTTCGGGATCCTCGATGAATCGCATGAGATGAAAGATAACTCGATTGCGAAACCGATCGAGCAGTCGCAATCCACCAAAGAAGAACCACTCTTCATCAACATCACGACCGAAGGATTCATCAATGATGGCTACCTCGATAAAGAACTTCAATATGCGCGACGCGTGATGGCTGGTGAACATGAAGATGATACCTTGCTGGCTTGGCTCTATACCCAAGATAGTGAAGCGGAGATCTGGCAAGATGAACGGACCTGGGTCAAATCAAATCCTTCCTTAGGACTGATTAAGAAAATTGATTACCTTCGGGATCAGATCAACAAAGCCAAAATGGATAAAGGCGATCGGATGTATGTCTTAGCGAAAGACTTCAACATCAAACAAAACAATGCGGAAGCCTGGCTGATGGAACAAGATTACGTGAATACCAGTACCTTCCAACTCGAGAATTTCATTGGATGTTTAGCCTTAGGAGCAGTTGACTTATCGGAAACCACTGATCTCACCTGTGCGAAGATCCTCCTCATGAAAAAAGGGGATCCGACGAAGTATATCCATACCCGGTACTTCATTCCAGAAAGTAAAGTCACCAAAGGCTTTATCGAAGACAAGAAAGATTACCTCGAATGGGCGCGCAAAGGCCTGATCGAAATTACCGAAGGCAACGAAGTGGATTTGGCCCGGGTAGCGAAATGGTTTGTGGATCTCTACAAGCAATATAAGATCCGAACGTATAAGACCGGCTATGATAACCGCTTTGCGAAGACATGGTTAACGTCAATGGATAACTATGGCTTAGAGACCGAGCGTGTGGATCAAAACCGCTTCACACTCTCCAATCCGATGAAGTTACTTGAAGCCGATCTGAAATCAAAACTGGTCAATTACAATAACAACGAAATCGATCGCTGGTGTTTAGGAAATACCGCCATCAAGATTGACAACCTTGGCTTGGTGATGCCAGTCAAAGTCAATGATATGCGCAATCGTCGTATTGACGGGGCGGCGACCATGATTATCCTGTATGCCATGTGGCAACGTTATCGAACAGAATTTCTAGAAATGACAAGGTGAGGTGATCCAAAACATGGGATGGTTTGATTCAGTGTTACAACGATTCAATAAACCCCCAAGTGGGAATAGTCAGCTCGCAATGGTCAATGGGAATGTCCCGATCTATGCGCAATTTGGCCAGAATGTCTTTGCGAGTGATGTCGTCCAACAAGCCATTGCCTGTATCGCGCAGGAGATCAGTAAACTGACGCCGAAACACATTCGTTACGATCAAAATGACTTGCAGATCCCAGTCTATGATTCCATCAGTCAATTGTTGGAATATGGACCCAATGAGTGGAGTACCACCAAAGATTTTCTAGAGAAAATCACGTGGCAGCTTTTTCTGAATTACAACGTATTTATTCTGCCGGTGTATGACGAGTGGAATACAACGGAAGGGAAAGCCCGGACGTATCGTGCTCTCTATCCCTTGGATCCAACAGAAGTCAGTTTCATTATCGATGGCAAGAACGAATTGTATGTTGATTTCAGATTCAATTCCAGTGAGAAACTCGTCGTGAAATACAGCGACCTCATTCATTGGCGCTACCGCTATTCGGTCAATCCGTTTATGGGAGGCAATCAGAATGGGCAGCCGGATACGCAAGCGATCCTACAGACGGTTGATATCAACCATAAATTACTCCAATCGATTGAGAAATCGGTTAATAGTTCCATGCAAATCTATGGGGTTATGAAATATAACACGATCCTCGATGAAGACAATATGAAAGCCGAAATCCTTCGATTTGAAAAGATGCTTGCGGAGAATAAAAACGGCATCATTGGAGCGGATCTCAAATCCGAGTATATCCAAATTAAACCAGATCCAAAAATGGTAGATGCGGAAACACTTGCTTTCATTGATTCGAAGATCTTGCGTCACTATGGCGTCTCCTTACCTGTCTTGAGTGGTGACTTCACGCCCGAGCAATATCAGTCGTTCTATGAGAAAACACTCGAACCGCTGGTCAATTCGCTGAATCAAGTCTTTACGAAGAGCTTGTTTACTCAACGAGAATTGCAGTTCGGCAACAAGATTGTCTTCTATGCGAATAACCTGCTCTATATGGCCCTCGATAAACGTGTGGCCGTTGGCGATCTCTTAGGAAATCGCGGCGCTCTGACAAATAACGATTTGCTGGCTTTGTTTGGATATCCACCGTATGAAGGCGGCAATGTCCGACTGATGTCTCTGAACTATGTCGATGTGAATATTGCGAATCAGTATCAAATGAATAAAACGAAAAACACTCCGGAGGTAAAACCAGTTAATGAACCCAGTTCCTAAACTTATCTGCCGCGCGTACACCTCCGAATTCAAAACGGAAGGGAATAAATTACTGGGGCTTGCTGCTGTCTATGAAAGCCGCACCAATATAGGAAATCTCTTCTATGAGGTAATCGAACGCGGTGCTTTTGATGAATCCGATCTCACTGATGTCTTGTTCTTCGTCAACCATGACTTGACCAAAATTCCCTTAGCTCGGAGTCGACGCAATAATGGCAACAGTACGATGCTTCTTCGGATCGATGAGCGTGGATTGAATGTGGAACCCACCTTAGACGTCGAGAACAATGCGGACGCGCGAGCCCTGTATTCTGCCGTCAAACGCGGCGATATTACTGGAATGTCGTTCTTGTTTACCGTCAAAGAAGATGCGTGGGAAGACTTGGATGCGTCGGTTCCGACACGACGTATCAAGAAAATAGCGCGGGTTCGTGAAGTCTCAGCAGTGAATTTTCCTGCTTATGAGGCCACTGAAATAAATGCACGGGAAGCTCGTTCACTGGAGAGTGATGAGCTGGCATTGGAAAATGCGCGTGCCGCTTTGGAGAAAGCGCGACAAGGATCCGAAATCTGGAAGTTGAAGAATCGACTATTGGAAATGAAAGCAAGAGGATAAAAACGAAAACATGAATAAAGAAAAACTCCTGAAGTTGATTCAGGACAAACAAACCAAAATGGAGAGTCTCTTAAAGCGCTCGGAAGCATCCGACAAAGTAGAAGAACTCCGAGCACTGAATACCGAAATGGAAGAGCTTAAAAACGAGCTCGAGAATCTGCGTTCACTGGTGAATGATCTGGACGCGGAAGAACAACGCAGTTCGCAAAAGAAAACGATCTTAGCGACTTATGGGATTAAAACGCCAAAGGACAATGGCAGTGAACAACGTCAGGATCTGGAAAATCCGGATGAATTTGAGCAGCGTGCAATCAACTTCAAGCAGTCCAATAAAATGGAATTCAGCGTTGAAGAAGTTCGTGCGGTGACGATTGGATCCGGCAATCTTATTTCTCCGAAACCGATCCAGAATACGATCAATGAGAAGTTCAATGAAGTCT